CTGTAATCATTATGGTCTGATATATCACCGAAATATCAACTTATCCACACTGTCACATCCACGCATGGGGGCATGGGGGGGTACGGGCATGCACTCTGTGTATGATTCTTATAGCCTAGGGTTGGAGCAAACTTTTTTTAGGTTCGGATACCCCCACACTGTGTTTGTGGGTCCCCCTATGGAAATATAATATATAAAATTTTTAGCAATCCCATTTACGCAGCGCTAGGGCTTTGCGTGTTGGTCGTCCTTTGGAGTCTTTTAGTGGTCCTTTGGAGCCGCCCATTCGTGCGCAGAACGATTTGCGGCGTGCAGCCGCTTTCGGTGATTTGGCTGCTTGTTTTGCTGAGACAGGTGGGCGTAGTGTTCCTCCTGTTTGGGCTTTGTATGAGGCTCGTCCTTTGGCGTTGAGTCCACCTTTAGGGTTTTTGCCTTCTTTTCTTGTCCATGCAGCAGTTTTTGGCATTATCGGTAACTCCTTGTTTTTTTTGCTATGGACTTGGGTTGTTTAACAAACTGTTTACCAGCCTTAGTGCCTTCACGCTTTGCGGCAGTAGTCTTAGCGTACTCTTTGGCAGATAATGCTTTAATGGCTTTAGATGGCAAGTACCGTTCACCTGTTGCTTTAGGTCCTACGGTGGATGGTTTACCAGATTTGGTAGTCCATTTCTCAGATGTCCATTTGCTTAACGATTGTTGTTTGCTGGTCTTAGGTCCACTGTACCCACCTCCAGCCTTCTTGTAGCGTTGCGCTACTATTTGTGCTTTACGGGCTGACCATTGCCCTGCTTTGCCACCATCGGTACCAGATTTAACAGCAGACAATATGCGCTGTCGTAATTCAGGTTTAGTGTATGCCATTGTTGTCCACGCCTATTGTGATTGTGAACAGCACAAACTGTTCTATTGTGTCGCTTCGTGTTACTCAGCGACCTACACTATCCAGTATCCCTTACCCCCCCTATAATCCCCCCCGTTGTTCCCTACGGAACAGAAAGAACATTAATAGCATGGACAAAGAAAACATCTTAGACCCGAGACAAGAAAAATATTTGAACTGGCTATGCACGCCAGCGTCTGGTCGGATTCCTAGTTCGCAAGAGAAGTATGCTCAGCAGGAAAGTATTGACCCGACAACTCTTAGACGCTGGCAAAAGAAACCGTCCTTTAAGGCGGAGTGGGCTAAACGGGTTGAGGACTTGCAGGGTTCTCCTGAGCGGTCACAGAAGTTGTTGGATTCATTATATACAAAAGCGTTGGATGGCGATAACAAGGCTGCACAATTATATTTGCAGGCAACCAACAGGTTGGCTCCTACACAAATTAAGGTTGAGCACTCGCAGAAGTTGGAGGACATTTCTGATGCAGAGTTGGATGCGTTGATTGCTAGGGCTGCTTTGGGTGAGAAACATATTCGTCAAGAAACAGAGTCTTTCGCTAGGGAACTAGAGGAACTATAAGTATGGCTACAACTAACGATGCGATGTATGTTGCGCTAAAAGCGCAGTATCCTAGTTTGTCCACTTTGGGTGACATGATGTATGCCTTTGCTCAAGATAACGGTTACAACTTTAGTAACACTTTGGGTTACGAGTTTTATGCTGCTACTGGCGCTACGGGGACAACTCGTGGCGATTTGGCTAATTCGTATTGGAATGACCCAGATTTTGCGGTTTCCAACTTGGAACAGGAAGATGGAACAGATTTGTTACTAGAGGATGGTTCATTCGTTTTGATGGAGGCTGGTAATGGCTGATAAGAAGATAACTGCTTTAACGGCGCTAACTGGCGCCAACACGGCTAGCACAGATGTGTTCCCTATTGTGGATGTGTCGGCTACGGAAACTAAAAAGATTACGGCAGCAGAGTTGGCTGCCGCTATTGCTGTTATTGGTTTAGATGCTGGTGGTGGTGTTCCAACAAAGATTCATGGTATTGAGTTACCTGCTACACATATGATTCGTTTTGAGGGTGCTACCGATAACGATTTTGAAACCTTTTTGACGGTTGTGGACCCGACTGCTGACCGTACTCTTACTTTCCCTAATGAGACTGGTACTGTCGCTACTCAGGCTTATGTTGATACTCAGGTTGCTGGGGTGTCGGTAACGGTTGATTTTGCTGATGCCAATAATGTTTTATGTAACGCAGTATTTAACTAGGGAACGATTTAACCACTTATTAGGAGATAACACATGGCAACATTTACTAAGAAAACACTAGAACCAGCAGGTAGCACAGGCACAGGTCTTGGTATTAAGGTTGCTGCTACGGCAACTGCGGGTACAGCGATTCATACAGGTTCGGCTACTGCTACAACGATTGATGAAGTTTGGTTGTATGCGGTGAACAGTTCTGCTTCTTCAGTTAAACTTACGATTGAGTGGGGTGAGACTAGTGCACCTGATGGCAACATTGAGTTTACGGTTCCTGCTGAATCGGGTTTGTATTTAATTACTCCTGGTTTGCTTCTTCAAGGTAATGCAACTGCAAAGGTTGTTAGAGCGTTTGCTGCAACAACGAATGTTATTATCATTCATGGGTTTGTAAACCGAATTACGGTTTAGGGTTTAGCGATGTCTAGATACGGTTCACGCACACGAGTAGGACAAGCGGTATCTGTTTTCGGTCAGCAACCTGCTGATGGTATCCCTAAAGCCGTTGATTATCTTGTTGTCGCTGGCGGTGGTGGTGGCGGTAAAATGATAAACGCTGGTGGCGGTGGCGGTGCGGGCGGTGTTCGCTCAACCGTTACAGCAACAGGTGGTGGCGGTTCACTAGAAACACCGTTCGCAGCAACTAAAGGTGTTACTTACACTATTACGGTTGGAAGTGGCGGTGCAACAAATACGGTTGGTGGTAATAGTTCAATATCTGGAACAGGTTTATCTACAATTACTTCGGTTGGTGGCGGTTTAGGTGGTAATGGAACTTCTGGCTCTGCGCCATTTGCGGGTGGCACAGGTGGTTCGGGTGGTGGTGGTGGTGCAACTGATAGTACTACTGCTGCTGGTGGTGCAGAAACAGCCAATCAAGGTTTTGCGGGTTCAGCAGGAACAATTTCTAGCGCTTTTGGTCTTGGTGGTGGCGGTGGCGGTGCAGGCGAAATTGGTGGAACTGACGGCGCAACTCAAGGCGGTGATGGCGTTGCGATATCAATTAGTGGTTCGTCGGTAACTTACGGTGGTGGCGGTGGTGGTTCTCGTGACAAACTTTCACGCAATACTTCAACAGGTACGGGTGGCTTAGGCGGCGGCGGAAAAGGTTGCGACACGGCTTCAGGTTCGGTTGCTGGGACTGCGAACACAGGTGGTGGCGGTGGTGGCGGTCCTGTAGGGGGCGGAACTAGCGATACTGATGCGTCAGCAGGCGGTAGCGGTGTAGTTATATTACGAACACCTGACACGGATGCTGTAGGTATAACAACTGCCTCAATCGCTCAATCTGGCGGTTACCTTATTTACACATTTAACGCAACTGCAACAATTAAATGGGGTGTGTAATGGCACACTTTGCGAAAATAGAAAACAACATTGTCACGCAAGTTATAGTCATCAGCAATGATGTTTGTGGTGAACCGACATTAGATTTTCCTGATACCGAAGGTGCTGGTCGTGCGTTCATCGCCAACACATTAAAGTTTGATGGTGTTTGGAAACAAACTTCATATAACAATAACTTTCGTGGCAGATACGCAGGTATCGGCTACACCTATGACGCTGTTCTAGACGAGTTCATCGCACCTGTTGAGCCGTAGATGTGGGTCGCAATTTAACTAGGTGGCTGATACCGCTACCAGCAATCCTGTTTGCGGTTATACCGCAAAATGCTAACGCAGAACCAGTTGCGGGTTTAGCAACCACCTATTATACGATTGATGTAATCCCGCCAGTTCAATCAACTGACGAACACCCTGTCTGTGGTAGCGAACTAGAGAACAACATCAATCGCAGTTATGACGGTGAACCGTACGAGGATTGCACAGGCGACCTGTTCATGGTCCACATGACAGGCTACATAGACATCCCTGAACACAACACGATTGAGTTCATGCTCGCACACGATGACGGCGGTGAGATAACTATTGACGGCAACACATTTGGTGTTTGGAATGACCAAGGTTGTTCGTGGAGTATGTCAGATGAACTAGAACTTGACGCTGGGAGTTTGCCGCTTCAGTTGTTTATGTATGAGAACGGCGGTGCATCCTGCCTGATGCTCGCATGGAACATTGATGATGAAGGTTGGGCGATAGTCCCAGACTCAGCGTTCACTACTAGTAGTAGCCCAACCACCACAACAACAACCACGACCACGACAACCACAAGCACGCTGCCAGAGACAACAACAACAACTTCAACCACAACCACGACTTCATCTACGACAACCCTTCCCATACAAACGACCACAACGACTTCAACAACTCTTGCACCAACAACCACGCAAACGACAACAACAACGACAGTGCCTGCCACCACAACGACAACAACTGAAGCACCTTATGTGCCAACTCAAACAACATCTACAACCGAACCTGAAGAAACAATTACAGCCGAACCTTTAGAAGAAGCGACAACAAGCACAACCGAACCTTTAGACGAAATAGAGGAAACATCTACAACCTATCCTGACGAGACTGGTCCCAGTATTCCTGATTCAGAACTTGACGAGCCTGAAACTCCAACCACTGTTGAGATAACCGTTCCTGAGACTTTTGACGAACTTGATGTCGTTGATACAACGCAGCCAGAAGAACAAGAGCAGACAGAGGAATATACACCAGAAACAACAGAACTAATATTAGATGATTCATCATCAGACATTATATCAGATGAACAATTTGAAGAAATATTGGATGACCTAGAAGATGCCAGCCCTGAACAGGTTGTTGCCATTATAGAATCCATATTGGCTGCAGATATCTCCAGCGAACAGGCAACAGAGTTGGTTTCTAATGTGGCTGTTCTTCAAGTAATTAGCGAAGAAGATGCCGAACAACTGTTTTCTGAGGTTGTCCCTGCTGATTTAACGGAGGAACAGGCTGCGTTAATTGTAGAGGCTGTTCAAGCAGCCCCGATTGAGGTACGACAAGCATTTGAGGGAGTGATTGACATTTTTGGTTCACAGTTTGAAAACTATGTTCCTACGGGGTCAAACATTCCTGTTTCTACTAGGCGTACTTTGGTCGCTATTGGGGCAACATTGACAATGTTGCCTACCTCTAGGGCTAGACCATAATGAAACGCATATTGGATTATCTTGTAGATAATGCGTGGACATGGGCGGGAACTGGCATGGTTTTGATTACTTTGTCTGGTCCTACTCTTAGACAGGCAACTTTTCTTACAGGTGCAGCGATTATGGTTCATTCCATAATCACTTTTACAAAAAAGGATAAAAATGAATAACATGATTGCAAAAAGTTTAGACCTTGGGCAGCGTTTGATTTCGTTGTTTATTGCGAGCGCTCTACCAATTATTACTGGTGGCGCCATTTTGGGTGTTGATGTTGTTAAGTCTGCTGGTGTTGCTGGGCTGACAGCGTTGTTTGGTGTTGTTCAAAAGTTGGCTGCGGCTTCTGTTGATGGCGAATTGTCATCTGAGGAAATTTCGGCTGCTTTTGGTACTAAATCTTCAAAGAAGTAATGTCTTATCCTGTTGTTGCAGTAAAGTTCTGCACACATCTTAAAGGCAAGAAGCCGTCTGAGATTAAACCAGATATTTTGCGTAAATGTTCTGGTGGTGGCAAGATGGAGTTGTGTGCTGCTGATGCTTGGGATGCTATGGTTGCTGCCGCTGCTGTAGATGGTGTCGTTTTGAAGCCAACTAGTTTGGGTGACCAGTTTCGTAGCATTGACCAGCAGAAGGCTGGTTTTTTGCAACGCTATCAGAAGGAACCTGTAACAAATTCTAGTACCCGTACTTGGAATGGTGTTAAGTGGTGGCTTAAAAAGGGTTTTGCACCGTTGGCTGCACCAAATGACGACCCTAAGACTTGTAGTCGCCATATGCTAGGGTTGGCTGTTGATGTTGCTAATGCGAATGGCAAAATTTTGAAATGGTTGCTAGATAATGAAGATAGGTTTGGTTTTAGTCACGAGGTTCAATCCGAGCCTTGGCATATCCGTTATGTTGCAGGAAATGATATTCCTGTGGCAGTTGTAGAGTTTGTGGGAAATAAACCTCAACAATAATCCGTTAGGATGGTTTTATGAAGAAATGGTTTGTTACTGTTTTTGTCATGCTGTTAATCAGCCCAGTTGGGCATTTGCATGCTGTTTCTAAAGAACTGGTAGGTAAATGTGGACATTGGTTGGATGACGCTTTAGATGTTGGTTGGTCTAGGAAAGATTTGTCTAAGTTGGATTATGTAATGTGGCGTGAGTCCCGTTGCATCCCTAGGGTCTTTAATAGTCTTGACCCGAATGGTGGTTCTGCTGGGTTAATGCAAATTAACCAGTTTTGGTGTTTGCCAAACAGATATTATAAACAGGGTTGGTTGCAGGCTCAAGGTATTTTGGATTCGTGTTCTGAATTGTTTAACCCTGAAATCAATTTGCAGGCTGGTTTAGCAATTTTTGAATACTCTAAGGAACATAACAACAATGGTTGGCAGCCTTGGGGTAAATAATGGAATTAACTGAACTTTTAAACGAGAAAGAATGGCGTTTATGTAAAGGTCCAGAGAACGCCAGCATTGATGAGCAGTTGGCTGCTTTTGTTTATTTTTGTGAAAACTATTGGTTTATTAAACATCCTGAGCGTGCAAGGATTTTGTTTCAGTTGCGTGACGCACAGAAAGAGTCTGTGCGTATCTGGTTGTCATCTAGGTATTCTGTTGTTTTGAAAGCCCGTCAGATTGGGTTTTCTACTTTGGCTGCTGCTTATGCGTTTTGGCTAACATATTTTTGGTCTGACAGATTTGTTGTCATGTTGTCCAGAACTGAGCGTGAGGCTATGAAGTTGCT